TGCTCTATGTGCATAGTTTTTTTATCTAAATCTAGGTTTTCCCACTTTAACAATCGCATATCACCTAACCTTTGACACCATTCATATGCCATTTGTGCTATCAATCCAATATTTCTTGTTTTAAAGTTAGAATAAGCTAAATCTAGAAACTTTTGTATATCATCTTTAGTCCAAACAACTTTTCTTTGTTTAGTCACTTGTCTTTTAACACTACGAAATGGATTATTCTCTATGTATTCCATATCAATGGCATAGTTAAATAATATCTTTGCTACAGATAAAACATGGTTAGCTAACGATACTCCTCTGTCGCACCACTCTCTGTAAACTACTTTACACATTTTAGTAGTGATCTTTTGCAACTGATAATTGCCTAATTTACTAGATTCTAGGTCACTATCCATAACTATACGAGAAAAATATACATATTGTTTTTTAGTCTCCTCTTTTATGTGTTTAAACTCGTAAGAACCATAATATTCCATTACTAAATCTTTTAATTTCATGCTATCTCCTTAAACCATTTTGGTCGTTGGCTATAGTTGTATCTAGCAAACCTAGTTTTGTCAACAATATAAAATTTACGATATGCTTTAATAGGCATGAACTCATCTGTCTTCAAGTCATCATGCCCACTAAAACATTGTGGATGTGCAGTCATTTTACCATCAGGCAGGTACATTCTACCATCCCACAAAGATGCGAAGTGTTTAGTCGCACCATGATACTTGTTGTATCGTGCAGTATATTCTTTTAACATACAACCTAACAAACAAAATGCAAAAGTATAATTACTTTTATTTTCCATTGCCCATAGTGTACAAGGATGTTTTTTATGTACAGGTTTGTATAAATCACATTCTTCTGCAAAGCTAGGTGCATGATGCCATAGCACAGTACACAACATCTGTGTTTCTTCTAGTGGCATTTTAACTACGTGTTGGTCACACAGAGATGATGCAATCTTGCTTGGTGTATCTTCTATAATAAATCTATTCATATGTATATCTCCTACAATTCTTGTGTCCAATAATTATATAAATCATTGATTGTTTTATCGTCTGCGTTTTTAATCCACTTCCAAGAATTGTTTGCCAACTTTTCTTGTTCAACAATAAATTTAATTTTATCTTCTTTTGTTATCATAATCCTACTCCCATAAATCCTAGTATGAATGCCATGCAACACATACCTAATATAAACCATATTAATTGATCGTTATTCATGTTCTCCTCCTTTATCATTGTTATCTAATTCAAACCTTTTGCCATTGTAATATATAGCACGACTACGACTAGGTGTATGATACCCCTTCTGTAGAAAGAAACTAGGCTTTCTCTTCGCAGTCTCAAACGTAGCTACAGTTAAAACAATAGCAGCCAATATAAATACGTGGGCAATCGCAGTTATCCCAAACATCCACATACTACCAAAGTACATGGAGAATGCAATACACCACATCCATGCTAACACTTGCATAATCATATGCCTAGTATTTAGGTCAGGTATGTGTCGCAGGGGATTGCGTTCATAGTTCATGACAGATTGCCATGCATCATATATTAATTTAATCATGTGTCCACTCCTCTTGTTTACAAAACAAATCTATACCAAAGTCATAACCTTGTTTATAGTAATAGCTTTCTTGTTTCTCATCTTTTGTGCCATGTAACATAGCATCTGTTACACCATCTTTGAATGCTTTTAGCACACCATTTGATTCTATCTTCTTATCTAAATGATGTGCATCTATTAGCTTCTGTGCTAATTGATCTCGTTCTACACTCATGATAATAACTCCTTTGCTACTTCAAATACTGCATAGGCATACAGTATTATTATTATTAATTTTAATGTCTTGTTGAATGAATCATCAGACATCTTTACCCAATCATGGTATTGTTTTTTAGCCATTTTTTATTCCTTTCAATATGTGTGCGATAACATCTACTGTCCACCCATTACCAATCATCTTATACCTTTGTGTCTTTGACACACCCTCTGTATAATTGTCAGGTAGTGTTTGTAATCTCTCACACTCTATAGGTGTTAACTTTCTCCATGTCATACCTTCTACCACAATATTATCTTTTTGTACAGTAGTTAAACAATTAGTCTTGTCATCACTACGCACTTCTACTTGTGGTTCTAAAGGTAAATCCATTTGATAGTCTTTGCGTACACCATTAGCATCTAGCCTACGATTAACAATCCTACCACCTTTAGGTGAATAGGTTGCAACCTTTGGCTCTCTGTTACCACCTTGCATGGTAAGTAATGTAGGTGCTTTACCATCCATGTGATACACTTCTTTAGTTGCTCTGTAATTGTAATGTGCATACTCTTCTGCTTGTCCTACAGGTATAAGTCTATCAACCAATGTCATGCCATTGTTACCTGCACCCTTGTACATACTTGCAGTTGCACACAATGCCTTTTGATTAGGGTTCTTATGATGTCTTGCATTACGTTCATTGATAGGAACAGGTGGCTCGTCATGGTCAGTCTGTAATATATCCTTGAGTACCAAGCCTTTGTCTTCCATAGGTGGTATGATTATCTGTTCATACTTACCATTAATTAGCATACCAAACCAATAGTTTCTCCATCTGTTTTGTGCAGATACTACACTTGAGTTTAGTAACTGTGGTGGAAACCCCATGTGTTCTGTAATCACATCTTCAAACTGTTTCTTCATTCGCACATTCTCAAGCAATATATACTTGGGTTGTAGAAAATCTCTTGCCCTAATGAACTCAAAGAATAATTTAGAACGTGGGTCATCGAATGCCAACTGTTCTCCTGCAAAAGAAAATCCCTGACATGGACTACCACCCATGAGCAAGTCAATCTTTTCTTCATAAAACAAATCATCATAATCAATATCTGTTACATCTCCTAACTGTATTGTGTTGGGAAAGTTTTTCTGTGCTATCTGTATGGCATACTTGTCTATCTCACAAGCATAGTAATTATCCACAGATACATTGGCACGTTCTAGTGCAAGTTGCCCACATGACATACCATCAAATAAACTTAATACATTCATTGTGTTTTCTCCTTTTTAATTGGCATACAACCAACATGAATTATTTCAGATTTTGTAAGTCTAGGTTGAATTATTTCAACTATGCTTTCGTCAAGATTTTTCTTATTCTGAGTGTAGAATGTATTGCACTCTTCATAAGATGAGAAAGTTCTCTGTTCAGTTATACTGTTCAAAGTTCTATCTTCTGTCATGAACATAACATAGAGAACCCAAATCATTTTGCTCTCGCTAATTGTTGTGTGCTTCTCCAAGGTAAATCATCTACACAAGATAGTTTATTGTTTAGTCTATTTAATTGTGCAGATAGCCTGATGTATTTGATATACCATTTTCTAATATGTGGACATGAAAGATGCTTATCCACTTTATAAAAGGTATGCTTACCTACATCTATACCCTTTAAAAAAGATAGTTCATCATTTGAGGTTTCCATTTCTTCAACATATGAATTTATGGCATCTGCAATCATGTCTAGTTCCTCTTTACTTACAGGTAGTTTTACATTTTTAATTATAATGTTTGATTTATCCATTACTCATCTCCCATTTTTTTATCTATATAAACTCTCATATGTGTAGAGTCTCCTAAGTTAGCACCATGATAGGCTCTGTTTTGTCCATACAATTCTTTCTTGAGATGTTGTCCTTTTACTCGTATCTTGTATGATGGTTTGTTAAGATACTTCTTACAAGTGTCCACAAACTCTTGACCCTCTGTGTCGTTAGGTATCTCAGAGAATACATATCTCCACCCTTGAGTGTAGCATTCATTGGCATATGCTTTTCTCCATCTGTGCTCTTCTTTAGAAAGTTTATCTATTGTATCGTCTTTTTCTTCAAGGATACGTTCAAGTGTTTCAATCTTTTCATTTAACTCTTTGATTCTCAATACTCTACCTCTGTCTTGGTCTTTAACTTTACTAGATAAAGTTTCTACTTGGCTACGTAGTCCATTGATGATGCTATCTTTAGCTTTGATAACATCATCTTTAGTTAAAACTATATCATTAGCTCCCATCATTGTTTTTTCTTCTTCCTCAATGAACTTAACCAACGTTCTTATTGCGTGTTGGAAATCCATGTGTGAGATAGGTATCTCTTTGTTTGTTGACTTTGAACGATACATCTTATTGTTCAACTCATACATATCACTTGCTAGTCTGCCTGACTCATTTGTCAGACCTACCATTTGAACTACTCTATGTACTTTCATTATGCATACTCCTTTTTCCATTCTTCTGTTGCATCTATTAATTTAGGATTTACTGACATAATTTCACTTATGTAAGCATCTCCATACTCCCACCTATCATATGTCATAGGCGATTTACACGCAGTAAACCATCTAGCATATTGATTTTTATCTTCATTGTTTTTTACTTGATATGTTTTAAGTATCTTCCACTCAAAGTACATACCATTGCTAGGATTATCTACTCGATAGGTAGCATAAGCATTATTTATTTCTCTTGATTTACCAAATAAGTTTTTCATTATTCATCTCCCTCTGTACTACTGTTAATAATTAAGTTATCCCATTCTTCTTGTGTGATTCCAGTTTTTATAAATTCTCTTTGACTGTTATCTAAATTGGGAAATACCTCTTGTATTTTTATTCTTGTATTGTTATACAAGTCTAGTTGCTCTTGTGTTATTGGTAATGACATCGTGCTTGTCTTACCTGTTAGTATTGATGTTTTAGTTATTTGCATCATTTTTACTCTCCATTGTTTTTGTTCCTAAGTTGGGAACGGATTAATTTCTTTCTGTTATAAGAACCCTTGCCTTTTTTATTTGGCACTATCTTCTTCTTTAAATAGTTTAAAGTAAATAATGCCTTTGCTATTGGATTGATTTTCTTTATCATTTTACTTATTCATTCTCCTTTATACGTTCTATGATTACATCATCGTAACCTTTAGCTTTCCATTCGTCTGCATCTCGCTTGGCATCTTTATAGTTTACATAGTAGTCATCAACACCACCAACCCAAACTATATATCTCCAACCATTCTTATAGTCGTTCATTTTCAATCTCCTCAACCAAAAATTTTATTGTAACTTCTCCATACTCATCTTCAATAAACTTGTAAGTTCCTTTGTATTGATTAAGCCATTCAAAAAATTTTTCTCTATCCATTTTTTTCCTCATAATCTACTTCAATATTCCAAGAAAATGATGGGTCTTCGCCTAGGCTTATATCCATATCTATGAGAGCATCTGTGACCATTTCACTAACTAACTCTGCATCTTTTTTACTGATTTTATCAGTAATGTTTACTGTTTTTATACTCATTTTTTTACTCCTTTTTAAAATTAATGTTCAATTAAATGTGTATCACTTCGCTTGTTGATAGCCACTTGTGAAAAGCAACCACCTTTACAATCCTTACAATGCCCTTTGATTCCCTTGTGTGTCTTTGGACAAGGAAATGCTTTGTCAATGCCATCATGACCATCATCATTACCAAAGAACATAGTATTCCAACCATCTCTCTTGAGCATAGCATACTCTTCTTCTGTAGTTGTAGGATCAGTAGACGCATTGAGAGCAATATTCTTGAGTGGCATTAACTCTTGTTCAATAAGAAACTTGAGTTGTTTATTTCGCCATGCTCTTGTAGGTAGCCACCACTCAACATCTTGTTCTGCTAATGCCATTGCTCGTATACGATAGATGTCAACCATATCTTTGATAGCTTCACCCCTAGTCTTGAATCTTCTACGTTTAGTCTGTTTACGTTTGTTGGCAAAGAATGGCACAAAGTATGTTTTGTAAAACTGTACATCTGTAGGTAACTTTTGCCATATACGTTCACACTCATTATCCCTATTGTGCATAGCAGGATATAATTTGTATAGTTTGACATTGTAACACTCTACATCACAAAAAGGTGTCCTATGTACACACGAACCCTCAAAGTCTTTGGTATTGTTAATAGGTCGATCTGTGGCGAACATACCTATGTCATCACACCAACGAAACAATGTATTCAACTCTTTAGTTGTAACTGAAATCATATAATTCTCCGTAATAAAAAAGAGAGTAGTAATACAAGGGGAACACTACTACTCTCACTCTCTTGTTGCTATCGTTAATTTTGTTCCCAACTTGGGAACGGAGTATTGGTTATGCTACTAACTTTTGTGCTAGTCTAGACTTGAAAGCAACATACCAATTCTGTGTAACTCTAGGCTTACCATTCCTATTGTAAGCATGGAATGATGAAAATTTACTCCCAAAGTTAAATCTTATTAATGGTTCACCTGACTTGCCACCATTACCTAGACGAATGAACCAACCTTTTTCTTTGATTCTATCTTTATCGCCTTGGTATCTGAATGGCTTGTAACCTTTAAATTTAAGATAGGCTAAAGTTAAAAGTATTTTAATTGGTGTAATACCACCTCTTAACTCTAAACCTTTTGTAGTTTGAACAAAGCCATTAGCCTTGTTTATCTTATTTGTAGTTATAATAAACATATAGTACCTCCATAAGTTAAGTTTATTAATATATACATATTATCAAAATATATGTATTCTGTCAAATTACAGATCATCAAACATACTTTCAGTATCTTGAAGCATAGCTTGATGTCTTTGTTTATCCATTTCGTGTTTTCGTTTTTCCCAATGCATTATACCTAAATGGAATATATGATATTTTGTTTCATAAAAGTAAGCATGAGATCGTGATTCATGTTGATGTACTAGGTTACTTTTAGCATAACCTTGTTTTATATTGTTGATATCTAATGTAAATGTTTTAGCCATTGTTTCCCCTTTTATTTTGTTCCCAAGTTAGGAACGGATTATTTGTACCCCATAATCAATATATAGTATTCTTTTTTGATTATCTATATATATTAACACAAAATATGGTATTTGTCAATTTACGGAAAAAGAAATAATATTCATTCCCCATACCCATAACCCATGTAACTACTATCCTTGTCGTTGTTATTCACTCCCCATACCCATAACCCATGTAACTACTATCCTAGTTTTATACTAATTTGTTCCCAAGTTAGGAACAAAAAAAGATAAAAAATAAACAAAAAAAAAGGTATCAAAAATGATACCTTAATTTTAATATTTATTTTATTAATTATATTCTAGAATTAGGAACAGTAATTAAAAAATAATTTAAATAAATATGTTCTTTAAATTTATCTAATGTTTTAAAACTATATATATGATCGTAAATATCTTTTAAATTATTAAATTTTGCCATTAAATAAAAATCTTTATTAATCTTTTTATTAATATTAATATTTGTAAAATCATAAACAGTTAAAATAAATGTATTATCTTTTTTTGAATTTGTAATTTTAAACATTGGTTTTATATCCTATAAAAAAATAGTAGTTAATTAAATTAATAACTAACTACTATATAAATTAAAATTATTGATTAACTACTTTTTTATTTTGTATATCCTGATCATTAAAATTAACATCAAAATTATAAAAATCATCAATAGTTAATTGTTTATTATTAAAAGAATATTCATTTAATTTTTTAATTAATGAATTACGAATTGATAACATAAACTCATTTAATTGTTTATTATCTTTTATAGTTTTATTTTTAAATGTTTTAATGTCTTTACTTTTAACATTAGTATTTTTTGTTTTACTTACTCTTTTAATACCAACATTATTTATAGATTTTAAATATCCAATATCACTAAAAACTTTATCATTTAAAAAAGTATTTTTATTATATGCATTCATGTTATCACTAGTAATTTTTAAACCATTGTTTAAACATTTACATATTTCGCTTCTATAATTTTTTAAACTATCTTTACATAAAAATGAATAATCTTTATTAGATTTTAATAATTTTAAATCAAAATAATGAGTATCATTTTTTTTCTTTTTAATAAAATCTAATTTAGTTAAATCAAATATATTTTTAATATAATCATTAGATAATTCGATTACATCATTTTTAAATTTAATTGTTTTACTTTCGAATGAATTTGAAAGCCTATTAAATGTTTTAATATAATTAATCATAATTTTTACTCCATAATAAATTAACGATTAAATATATATTAAACGCATTTTAAAATTTAATCAAGTTATTTAATAATTATTTTAATTTGTTCCCAAGTTAGGAACAAAATATTAATATGGATATATATTGTAATTTCATACATACAATTAAACATTTACATAAAATTTTAAAATATTATACATCATTACAATATAAAAACGTTAACTGATAGCATAACAATTACCTTATATATAAATAAGTATAATAAATCGTTTAAAATCAATATGTTAGCATAATCAATATTATATTTTTTTTTGATAATAGCGATATATTTATTTTTTTTGTCTATATATCCCATACTATCCACAAAATCAAGACCCTATAGGCAACAGCCACACCCCGGTATACCGATACTACTATGGACTAATACACAGATTAGGTATTTTGAGTGGTAACTACAATAGTAACTGTTATAAATGCACAGGGGAGTGCTATCATTATATGCCTATTTATTAGGCAGTTATACTATTTTGGGGTGGAGGCAATATTTATGTTGACATAAAAATGATTACATGGTATAATTAGTACATATATAATGTAGACATAGTAAATGTATTAATAATATATAATATAAAATAACATATATAATGTGCATATACAATGTATTAGCTACTCCCTCGTACCAATAACATTTAATATGGACAATTTCCTTGACAAAAAAGAAAAAATCAGTAAAACTATACACAGATAATGTCTTAGAAAAGCTATATAATGCTATCCGTACCAATACTTTGCATAAATTACATATACCCCACAGTGATGTGTACTATGTGAGAGCAGCTATTCAGGCACGTTACAATAAAACATTCAGTTTAGAGCACGTAGAGAATGCAATGAAGGCTGAAGGTTGGAAAGATAGCAACTAATGTATGAATTATTCGTATTGGCTTGTCTTATAGGCAGTCCAAATATGTGTGTAACACTAAAAGATTTGTATAGTCCACACGCAACCCATGATAAGTGTTTAGCAAGAGCTTATGAAATAGCACAAGGAATGCCAGTTCATATGCCGATGTACTTCCCCAAGAGTTATAAATGCCTAAACATGGAAACAGAAGGTGATAAGATAAAAACAAAATGGCAACCAAACGTAAAAGAGGTGGATTAAAGGGTTTCACTCAAAAGAGTGGAGATATGCGACCCACAAAAAGTGGTGCAGGTATGACTGCAAAGGGTGTCGCTAAATATAGAAGGCAAAATCCGGGAAGTAAATTAAAAACTGCAGTAACAGAGAAAAGTCCATCAAAATCTAGAGCTAAAAGACGTAAATCTTTCTGTGCTAGAAGTGCAGGACAAATGAAAAAATTTCCTAAAGCAGCTAAAAACCCGAATAGTCGCTTGAGACAAGCTAGAAGAAGATGGAGATGTTAACATGGCTTTAAAACCTATTCCCAAAGACAACAAAGGATTACCCAATCTGCCTAAAAAAGTTAGGAATCAGATGGGTTTTATGCAGATGGGTGGTATGATGAAGAAACCACGTATGGGCAACATGGACTATCGTAAAGGTGGTATGGTTGTTCTATCTGTTGATATGATGAAAAAGAAAGGAAAATAACTATGCCAATGCACGGAAAGAAAAAATCTAAAATGATGAGAAAAGGTGGTGCTACTATGAAAAAGAAAACCAAATATATGGCTAAAGGTGGCATGAAGAAAACAAAGTATATGGCTAAAGGTGGAGCAGCAAGACGTAAGTAATGTCTTATCTCATAAGTAACGTACCCCATTTTAAATGTTGGGTACGAAGAGAGTTCACCTGTAATCATCAAAAGTATCATGGTGAGTTCCTTCACGCATTAGCCTTTGCAGTCAATACAATACCTGACAGATCATTGAGCTTTCAGGTTGTGTTTACAGGTTGTGAAGAAAAGAACAATGTTCATGGTGGTGCAATGTGGGCAAGAATGCCCATACAAGCACTCGTAGCAGATATACCTGTAGATAATTGGGCAGAGCCGATGCAAGATCATCTATGTCAACCTTGGGATTGTGAATCAAGGAATCATAGTGTTATTGTTATGGATAGAGTAAGCTCTTCTCCTTGGCTTTGTAAAATAGATAATTCATTCTATACTGCAAGATATATGTTTACTGTAGATTATACAGAACATGACATAGCAGACGATCCTGCACAACATAAACAGTCACACGTATTGTATTTATTAGATGCAGGTGCATGGACAGGTAACATTGTTGCATTGCCAAATAATAGAGTTAGAGCAACAAGTCCTGCGTTATGGGTAACAGGAGAAGGTGCTCCTGACTTTGCTCCTTCACAGTGGACACACTCTGCAGAGTCACATGAATCTTATCTAGACCCCTCAATAACTTTTAATAATTTATATTCAGATGGTAGCGAAGTTAGAAACAATAAGAAAAAAAATAAGAAGTAAAAAGAAACTAGGGTTTTCTGAAAGAGCTAGAGCAGTAAATAAAGGATTACTTCCGTCAAAGGCGAAGAAGAATGGCAGCAAAAAGAAATTACAAAAAAGAGTATAAAAATTATCATGGCAAACCTGAACAAATAAAAAGAAGGGATAGCCGAAATGCAGCACGTAATTTACTAAAGAAAAAAGGTGTCAACGTTAAAAATAAAGACGTAGCACATAAGAATGGTAATCCTTTAGACAATAAAAAAAGCAATTTAAAAGTTGTATCAAAGTCTAAAAATAGATCATATAAAAGAACAAGAAATTCTAAGAAAGTGAGGGCATCAGCATAATGGCAGTAAAAAAAGCAAAAGCTACAATTAAAAAGGTAGCAGGTAAATTAAAGAAAGCAAGTAAAGCTCATGCAGGACAAGCAAAAGCATTGTCAAGTATTAAATTAAGCAAAGGTGGAAGCACAGTAAATAAAGCAGGTAATTACACTAAACCTACTATGCGTAAAAATTTATTTAATAGAATTAAAGCAGGAGGTAAAGGTGGTGCTCCGGGTCAATGGTCTGCTCGTAAAGCACAAATGTTAGCCAAGCAGTACAAGGCTAAAGGTGGTGGATACAGGGGATAATGGCTGAAAAAAGAAAGAAAAAAAGAGACCCGAAAGTGGGTACCGGGAAGAAACCGAAAGGTTCAGGGAGACGCTTATACACGGATGAAAACCCTAAAGACACAGTTAGCATCAAGTTCGCCACCCCAACAGACGCAAGAAACACAGTTGCAAAAGTTAAAAAAATTAATAAGCCATATGCGAGAAAGATACAAATACTTACAGTCGGTGAGCAAAGAGCTAAAGTGATGGGCAAAACAGAAGTTGTTGCCATATTTAAGAAAGCAAAAGAAAGTTTAAAAAGAGCAAATGAACGAAAAAAGAAAAAGGTGTGATACTTGTGAATGCTATGACTGCGACTGTGAGGAGTGCTCTTGCGACTGTCACAAAGACGATGATGACATAGAGGGTGTTCCTGTCTAGATGATAGAGTTTCTTCTGATATTCATGATTGATAACCAAATTGTGAATCAGAGCCAAAGATTTAAGGATATAAATAGATGTCTTTATTTTGCAGAAAAACTGCATGACCAACCAACTATACCAACAGAGGATGGAAATAAAAGGATAACTGCATATTGTAAACCTGTAAGGAAATAAAATGTTAGCAGAACTAGCAGCAGCAAACGCAGCATTCGGTGTAATAAAAAGTTTCATTTCAAACGGAAAAGAACTAGCTAGTTGTGGCAAACAAATCTCAGATTTTGTATTTGCAAAAGAAGAGATAGAAAGAAAAGCAAAGAAGCAACGAGCCAAAGGTGTACGAACAAATGATTTAGAAGAGTTCATGGCTTTAGAGCAACTAAAGCAAAAAGAAGAAGAACTCAAACAGATTATGATCTACGCAGGTAGACCGGGATTGTGGGCAGATTGGCAAAAGTTTCAGGCAGAGGCAAGAAAGTCAAGACGATACGCAGAAAAAATGGCTCAAAGAAGAAAAGAAGAACTTCTTGAAATGATGGGTTATAGTATAGCATTTATAGCTTTATTAGCATTCGGAGGAATGGTGTTATATTTTGTAGGTAAATGGACAGGTAAATTATAATGGCATTATCAAAAGGACAAAGGTCTTTACGTGCGTGGACAAAACAAAAGTGGAGAACCAAATCAGGTAAACCTAGTACACAAGGGTCAAAGGCTACTGGTGAACGTTATTTACCTGAAAAAGCAATTAAGGCTCTTTCTGCCAGTGAATACGCAGCCTCTACTGCTGCTAAACGAAAAGCGAAGAGAGCAGGTAAACAATTTTCTAAACAACCCAAAAAGATTGCAAAGAAAACATCAAGATTTCGTAAATACAGTTAAAGTAAAAGAAAAACTAAGAGCAGAAAGATTAAAGGAAAAGATAGAAAATGATACAAGCATTAATAGGACCAATCGCAAATCTCGCAGGAACATGGTTTCAAAACAAACTAGAAAAAACAAAAGCAGAGGGTAAGGCAAAAGTAGCAGAGGCAAAAGCTAGAGCAACTGTAGCAGAGAAAGTAGCTACAGGACAAATAGAATGGGAAGGCAAAATGGCTGATGCTACAAACGATAGCTGGAAAGATGAGTTCGCTTTAGTAGTCCTATTAGCTCCTGCAATTTTGGTCTTCATTCCGGGAATGAGAGAATATGTACAAAGTGGTTTTGAAGTGTTAGCAACGTTACCTGATTGGTATCAATACTTATTATACATAGCAATATCTGCATCATTTGGTATCAAAGGTGTGGGTCAAGCAGCAAAAATGTTGAAAAAGAAATGACATTAAAAGCAGAAATATATTTAAAATTATCTGGTTGGATATGTGGTATAGGTAATTATTTTTGGCATAAGCACGTAAAAGAATTACGTAAGCAACAATACAAGTTAGGATTGAGACCATGAACATAAATAAATTAAGAGAAGAAATAGAAGCTGACGAGGGATGTGTCTATAAAATATATCGTTGTAGTGAGGGTTATCCTACTGCGGGTATAGGACACCTACTGACTGAGTGGGATGAAGAGTATTATGACAAGCCTATAGGAACACCTGTTCCTGAAGAAAAGGTTCAAGAATGGTTTGTAAATGATGTACAAACTGCTATAAATGATTGTCAAGACATATTTAACGATTTTGATTCTTTACCTGAAGATATACAACACGTATTAATAAATATGGCATTTCAACTTGGAGGTCCTCGTTTGCGTAAGTTTAAACTCATGATTGCTGCCGTAGAGGTAGAAGACTATCGTGAAATGGCTTTACAAATGGAAGACAGTAGGTGGTTTAAGCAGACAACAAACAGAGCACAACGTTTAATAGACAGAGTTGTTGCACAGGGAGTACCGATTGGCTAGAGAATTAACAGAGAGACAAAAAAAATTTTTAGAAGTTTTATTTGACCAAGCAAATGGTGATGTAATACAGGCAAAATTACTTGCAGGATACTCAGAGCATTCAAGCACAGGCACGATTGTTGATTCACTTAAAAAAGAAATAATGGAAGCTACACAATCTTTTATGGCAAGAAATGCACCTAAAGCAGCAGTTGCTATGGTGAGTGGTGTAGATGAGCCTACTCAACTTGGTATAAGAGATAAAATGACTGCAGCAAAAGATTTACTTGACAGAGTGGGTTTAGCAAAAACAGAAAAGTTACAAGTAGAAGCATCAGGTGGAGTCATGATTATGCCACCTAAGAAAGCTATAGCAAAGAAATGACAGTAAGAAGTGCAGGGCATTGGAAATTGCCTCAACCGACTGATATAAAAGAAGAGAATAGTTGGATAGCTATTCCTAGAATATCTAGAATAATACCATTTGGGTATGCACAATCTACAGACGATGTGGATTTGTTAGAGCCTGTTACAGAAGAGCTAAATAAATTAGAGATGGCTCGTAAGTATGTTAATCAATATTCTTACAGAGAGGTAGCTAATTGGCTAACAAAAGAGACAGGTAGATATATATCTCATGTTGGATTGAGAAAAAGACTACAGAATGAGCAACAACGTAAGAACAAAGCTAGAAGCCTACGCAAGTGGGCAGAATATGCAGAAAAGGCAATCTCCAAAGCGAAAGAGATTGAAGAAAAAAGAACAGGTGCAAGAATCTAAAATCGTAGTTGAGGATGTAGAACCTATACCTGAACAAGAACACGATATAGTTTTTAAACCAAACGAAGGTCCTCAAACAGAGTTTCTTGCAGCATCAGAAAGAGAAGTTCTTTATGGTGGAAGTGCAGGTGGTGGTAAATCATTTGCGATGTTAGCCGACCCTTTACGATACATGGGTCATCCTGCATTTAGTGGTTTGTTATTAAGACACACCACAGAAGAATTAAGAGAACTTATATTTAAGTCTCAAGAGTTATACCCAAAAGTTTGGAAAGGCATCAAGTGGTCAGAACGAAAGATGCAATGGGTAGCACCATCAGGTGCAAGACTATGGATGTCATACCTAGATCGTGATGATGATGTTCTAAGATATCAAGGTTTAGCATTTAGTTGGATAGGTTTTGATGAATTAACACAATGGTCTACTCCTTATGCTTGGGATTATATGAGATCAAGATTACGTTCTACTGCCTCTGATTTACCAATTTTTATGAGGGCAACAACAAACCCCGGTGGTAGAGGACATCATTGGGTAAAGAAAATGTTTATAGATCCTGCACCATATGGTCAACCATTTGATGCAACGAATATAGAAACAAATGAAGTATTAAAATATCCTGCAGGACATAGTAAAGCAGGAGAGTCATTATTTCAAAGAAGATTTATACCTGCTAGATTAACAGATAATCCATACTTAGCAGACTCAGGCGATTACGAAGCTATGTTATTATCTTTGCCTGAACAACAACGGAGACAATTACTTGAAGGCGATTGGGATATTAAAGAAGGTGCAGCGTTTACTGAATTTAATCGTGACATACACGTTGTTGAGCCTTTTCGTATACCTTCTAATTGGGTAAAGTTTAGAGCTTGTGACTATGGATATGGTAGTAAATCAGGTGTAGTATGGTTTGCAGTATCTCCTTCAGAACAACTTATTGTTTATAGAGAGTTATACAAGTCAAAAGTTCTTGCTACAGACTTGGCAGATATGGTTCTAGGATTAGAAGCAGAAGATGGCAATATAAAGTATGGAGTTCTTGATAGTTCTCTTTGGCATAAAAGAGGTGATACAGGACCTTCATTAGCAGAACAAATGATTTCAAGAGGGTGTCGTTGGAGACCTTCAGACAGAAGTAGAGGAAGTCGTGTGGCAGGTAAAAACGAACTACATAGAAGACTACAAGTGGATGAATATACAGAAGAGCCTAGATTAGTATTTTTTAGTAATTGTATAAATTTAATATCTCAGATACCTGCATTACCGATAGATAAAAAAAATCCTGAAGATATTGACACAAATTCAGAAGATCACTTGTATGATGCGTTAAGATATGGTATAATGTCAAGACCACGTTTTAGCATATTTGATTACGACCCTATAGGTAGACCTAAGTCTAGTATGCCTGTAGCAGACTCAACATTTGGATATTAATATGGCAGAAGAAAATGAAATAATGGAAACTGATGGCATCGCATTAGACGATGTTAAAGAAGAAACCTCTACCGAAGACGTAGACGTTGGCAACATCGTTGGTTATGTCATGGGTAGATTTAAAAAGTCAGAAGACTATAGATACGAAGATGAACTTAGATGGGTTAGATCGTATAGAAACTATAGGGGAATATATGGACCTGATGTTCAATTTACTGAAGCAGAAAAGTCTAGAGTATTTGTAAAGATAACAAAAACAAAAACTCTTGCAGCATATGGTCAAATAGTAGATGTTTTGTTTGCTAATAATAAATTCCCATTAAGTGTAGACCCAACAAAATTACCAGAAGGAGTAGCAAAAGATGTTTCATTTGACCCCAAAGAACCTGAAGAACTACGCAATTCAAACTTGGAATCACCTTATGGTTTCAATGGCGATGGCATGGAGTTACCTAAAGGAGCAACTGAAAAAAGTTTACTTGAAAGGCTTGGACCTTTGGAAGAAAAGTTGCAAAATGTTGAAGGACTTAAAGAAGAGACTGGCAAAACTCCTACAGCGATAACATTTAGTCCTGCTATGGTAGCAGCTAAAAACATGGAAAAAAAGATACACGATCAACTAGAAGAGTCTAGTGGAACAAAGCATTTGCGTAGCACTGCTTTTGAGATGGCACTTTTTGGAACAGGTATTATGAAAGGACCTTTTGCAGTAGACAAAGAATATGCTAATTGGGATGAAGAGGGTAATTATAGTCCTGTTTTTAAAACTGTTCCACAAGTTAATAATGTATCTGTTTGGAACTTTTATCCTGACCCTGATGCATATAACATGGATGAAGCCTTATATGTTATAGAGAGACATAAAATGTCTAGATCAGAAATGAGAGCATTAAAGAAAAGACCTTTCTTTAGAGAAAATGTTATTGATGAAGTTATCATGGATGGTGAAAACTATGTCAAGAAATATTGGGAAGATGATTTAACAGATTACAATCAAGAAAATTACATTGATAGATTTGAAGTGTTTGAGTATTGGGGTATGATTGATACAGACATGATCATGGATCAAGAAATAGAAATACCTGAAGAACTAAAAGAATTTGACGAACTACAAGCAAATATATGGATATGTAATAATAAATTACTTAGAGTTGTATTAAATCCATTTAAACCTGCTAAGATACCTTATACTGCAGCACCATATGAATTAAATCCATATTCTTTCTTTGGAATTGGATTAGCAGAAAATATGGATGATACACAAACTCTTATGAATGGTTTCATGAGAATGGCAGTAGATAATGCAGTGTTATCAGGAAACTTACTAATAGAAGTAGACGAAACAAACCTAGTTCCGGGTCAAGACCTATCTGTGTATCCGGGTAAGATATTTAGAAGACAAGGTGGAGCACCGGGTCAGGCAATCTTCGGTACAAAGTTTCCAAATGTGTCTACAGAAAATATGCAGTTATTTGATAAAGCAAGACAGTTAGCAGATGAAAGCACAGGCTTTCCGTCTTTTGCTCATGGACAGACAGGCATTACAGGTGTAGGTAGAACTGCATCAGGTATATCTATGTTGATGAGTGCAGCAGCAGGTAGTATCAAGACTGTTATAAAAAACATAGATGACTATCTACTAAAACCTCTAGGTGAAGGATTGTTTAGATTTAATATGCAGTTTGATTTTGATCCGAGTATAAAAGGTGATTTAGAAGTTGTTGCACGTGGAACAGAGAGTCTAATGGCAAACGAAGTTAGATCACAAAGACTTATGCAGTTTTTACAAGTATCATCTAATCCTGCTCTAGCACCTTTTGCTAAGTTTGATTACATTATACGTGAAATCGCAAAGTCTTTAGATTTAGATGTAGATAAAGTAACTAATAGTTTACAAGAAGCAGCTTTACAAGCAGAACTTATGAAAGACTTTCAACAAGCACAACCACAACAAGCACAAGCTCCTGCAGGTGCAGACCCTAATGACCCAACAGGTGCAGGTGGAGGAACTATAGGAACAGGTGTAGCACCTGTACCACAGGAACAAGGATTTACAGGAAGACCTCAAGGTGGACAAGAAAATACTGAGCAAACTGAAACCCCTAGTGAGCAATCACAACCAATGGGAAGTATTCAGTAATTACATAGATGCTCTTATAGAGCAACAACATAAAGCTATAGAGCAAACAGACAGTACAGTTTTAATGTATAGAAGTCAAGGTTCTATTTCTACTTTGCGTAGACTAAAACTATTAAGGGATGAGGTCTTTAAAAATGTCAGTTGAATCTAGAAGAAAGCAACGAGAGCCAAAAACAGATACGGAAAAGTTGCTTCAAAAAGAAAAAGCTAAAGCAGGACTTCAGGCTCTAGCTATAGGTCCTGTTACAGGTGTATTAGGACTTCCTTCTGATATATTAGACTTAGCAGACATGGCTAATGATGCAGTTGCTAAATATGGCGAAGATACAGTTTTAGGACAGTTTTCTAAACTAATAAAACCAAAGTTAGATGAAGTACAAGAAAAGTATGGTAGAGAAGCATTTGATAGAGGATTTACAGAACTAACAGGTATAAAGTCAGATGTAACTAATCCACCACAGATGTTAGGTGAACTAATATCTTTAGGCACTTTAGCAAAAACAGGGGTAAAGGTAGCAAAGACAGTCGGAGAAACTTTTTCTGACACATATAAAGGAACTAAAAAACTATTTGAAGATTCTACTATTCCACCTGCAGGAGGTTCTAAGTTAGCAACAGTAGACGATGCACCACTTCCTGAAATAAAAGAAACGGAAACTTTATTACAAAAACCTGAAAAAGTAGACACAACTCTTAAAACTCCTAGTGCAGAGGACTACGCAAATCTACCTGTAATTAATCCAAGCGTAATTGGATTACAAACTGAGATAGGTAAAAGACAAGCTAAAAAGTTTTTTGAT